CTGGGAATTCGTTTTCGAGGAGTTTGACGACGAAGATGACACTCAGTATAATGTCTATCACCAATCTGGAACGGCAGAACTCGATGCTGGACGCGATGGTAATCAGAAGAAACAAGACTCGAAGAATAAAGAGAGCATGGTAGTATCGCGCTCCGCGGATGTGGATAAACCTGAGTCATCACGAGGAGGGCAATTGAACACCGATAGAGACGTCAACGCAGGCACAACTGGTACGTTCTCAGTGCCAAGACTCAAGGGACTCGCCAGCAAAATGAATCTACCAAAATATAAAGGTATCTCAGCTTTAAACCTGGATCATTTGCTAGGTTATAACCCTAACCAAGTGGACATCTCAAATACACGTGCAACGCATGCACAATTTAACACTTGGTATGAGGGTGTTAAGGAGGATTATGAATTGTTGGATGACAAAATGCAAATTATTCTCAATGGATTAATGGTCTGGTGCATTGAGAATGGAACCTCTCCAAACATAAATGGAATGTGGGTGATGATGGATGGAGACGAGCAAGTCGAGTTTCCTATCAAACCATTAATTGATCACGCCAAACCCACATTTAGGCAGATAATGGCCCATTTCAGTAACGTAGCTGAAGCGTATATTGAAAAGCGTAACCAAGACCGTCCATATATGCCACGATATGGACTTCAGCGCAACTTGACCGATATGAGCTTAGCCCGCTATGCTTTCGACTTCTATGAAATGACTTCAAAAACTCCTGTACGAGCACGAGAAGCACACATTCAGATGAAAGCAGCGGCATTGCGAAGCGCCAAAAATAATTTATTTGGATTAGATGGCAACGTCGGCACAACGGAAGAGAACACGGAAAGGCACACCACTGAAGATGTTAATCAGAAGATGCATAGTCTCCTTGGCGTAAGGGGGATGTAATCTTGTGTGCCAGTATACCAACAATAATGTTACCGTTACTCGTTAGTATTCACTTCCTTAGAGCTATTTTATTATGATCATAGGTAGCCAGATGGGTTATACCCAGCGTGCTCCCTCATCTAATATATTTAGTGTCCGAACCAGTTATTGGGCATACTTGGTGGTGGTGAGTCTTTGGCTCGTATACCTTATGCTTTGATAATTGTCAAGGGAAAAAAAAAAAA